TCAAATCATTTACAATTTCAGGAAGTGGTGTCTTTACAGATTCAGCTTCAGAACAAACAATATTAACTAACTTTGATGCTAGTACAAATAAGAACTATCAATTTCTTGTACCCGATTACAATACATTTACAGGAGCTTTCCAAGTAACATCTATTGAGTATAGTGGTACATATAATGATTCAGTACAGTATTCAATGACATTTGAATCAGCAGGAACAATAACTATAGCAACAGTTTAATATGTGGATAGAAAAAGAAGTAACACTTGATAAGAAAAAGGTCGATGCAAAAGTTAATCTAGGTTCTGACCAATCAGAAGTTGAACTGCCATTCTTCGAGAATTGGGATGACTTAGGTGTTATTAAAATAGGTAATGATAAATGGTCAATCTCTAGTGCCACAAATGTTGGTGGTAGAGATGAAACCATATTGATGACAGTTAAAAAGGAGAAGAATGATGTCTACAAATCCGATAAAAGCAGAAAAGATACTTAATTTTAAAGACAAGACATACAAGGCTCGTATGTCTTTAGATACAATAATGAGAATAGAAGAAGCACTTGGATGCTCTATTCTCAAAGTTGGTAACAAACTTACCACAGCAGATATTACTCTTTTAGAGATTATTAACATTCTTACATTATCAATCAGGGCAGGTGGCAATGATGTCAATGAAAACGATATCAAAGGTCTTGTATCTGAAGTTGGTTTAGTAGAATCAATAAAATTGACAGGTGAGCTACTTACATTAGCACTCAATGTAGAGCCTAATAATACAGAAAAAAAAAGCAATCCTTAAAAGATGATTATGAGCTACCTGTAGAAAGGTGGCTCGAAATACTCATAGGCATGATGCACCTACCACCTAATCAGGTGTGGGATATGTCAATTAAAGAAATCAGTCTAGCTATTAATGGCTTCAAAGAATATAATGGTAACAAATCAGAGCCTATGGACAAATCTGATTTAGATAAATTAATGGAAAGATATCCTGATTATTAGATATGGAATTAGATAAATTATTAGTACGTATTGAAGCTGACCTCAGCGACTTGAAACGAGGTCTGAATAAAGCAAACAACGAAGTCAAGAAATCATCTAGCAAGATGTCTTCAGGATTTCAAAAGTTTGGTAAAACCCTAGATAATGTTGGTGGTAAGGTACTAACATTTGGTGGTTTATTTGCTACAGCATTTGGTGGCATTCAATTAAAAAAAGTTATAGATGTCGGAAGGCAAATAGAAGATTTAACAGTTCGATTAAATGCTCTATTTGGTAGTGCTGAAGAAGGTGCAAAAGCATTTAAAGTTCTTTTAGATTTTGCAGGTCGTGTACCATTCCAACTAGAAGAAATACAAAGTGCATCAGCAAACCTAGCAATCGTATCTGAAGATGCACAAGAATTAGCAAAAAATTTAGAACTTACAGGTAATGTTGCATCAGTAACAGGTCTTGACTTCAAAACAACTGCTGAACAGATTCAAAGGTCGCTCAGCTCAGGAATCAGCTCAGCTGATTTATTTAGAGAACGAGGTGTCAAAGCCATGCTTGGTTTCTCAGCAGGTGCAGAGGTATCGTTAGCTGAGACAGAAAAAGCATTTGAAAGAGTATTTGGTAGAGGTGGTAAGTTTGGTAATGCAACAGCAGAACTAGCAAAAACCTTAACAGGTACATTATCAATGCTACAAGATAAGCTTTTAGTATTTAGAAAAGCAGTAGCATCAGAATTTAACGAAGAATTAAAGAGCCAACTAAACGATGCAAATAATGCTTTGCAAGATAGCCAAGAGCAGATAGAAAAATTTGGAGAGGATGTTGGGAAATCTTTGGCTAATCTAACAAGAGGAATTGTAGAAAATTTTGAAACGATAAAAGATGTTACTACAGCATTAGGATTATTCCTTGCAGGTTCATTACTATTTAAAATACTAAATTCACCACAATTTTTAGCACTTGGTGCAGTAATTTTATTCGTAAAAGAATACAACGATGCAATGAAAATAATGAAAGAAAGGTTTGGTGAAACAGAAAAAGTAATTACTAAAACAGCAGATAACATTGGAGAACTTTTCCTTGCTGAACAAAGAAGACAAAAATTAGTAGAACAATTTAATCTCGTTCAAAAAGAACAAAACGAAGTAGCAAAAACAGTTATTGTCACACAAGCACAACTGAAAGAGATTGTAGAAGAATTAAATGAAACTTTTGAAGATGCAGGGAAATCTATATCAGATGCTTTTGGTGATGCAGTTGTTAAAGGTGAGAACTTCAAAGATGCAATGAAAAGTGTGTTCAAAGATGTTGCATCACAAATTGCTAGTACAATATTTCAGATATTGGTCATGCAACCACTTATTGAAAGTTTGACTGCTTCATTGAAAGAGTATCAAGCAGAGCAAAAAGGTGGCATCACATCAGGATTTTTAAGTGGTGTCGGTTCTGCTATTGTAGGTGGTGCTACATCAATGCTTGGATTTGCAAATGGTGGTTATACTCCACCGAACAAACCATACATGGTTGGTGAAAGAGGTGCAGAAATGTTTGTGCCAAGAACAGCAGGTAATGTTGTTGCAAATCAAGATTTAGGAAATAATGTCACAGTAAATCAAAGTATCAGCTTCTCTACAGGTGTTGTACCGACTGTTCGTGCCGAAGTAATGAATTTATTACCTGCTATAAAAGAAGAAACAATAAATGCAGTTGCAGAAACTCGCAGTCGTGGTGGTGCATTTGCTAGGACATTCGGAGCATAATTATGGCAGAAGCAGTATATCCATTAGACATTCCTAATTCACCAAGTAACTTTGTTACAAGTGAGTGGAGAATTATTAGAACTGTTGCAGTTAGTCAGTCACCTTTTACTTATGCACAACAAGTAGCTAAGTACACAGGCTCGGTTTGGCAGACAACAGTTACATTACCACCAATGAACAGAGCCGATGCAGGAGCATGGCAATCATTTTTTATGCAACTCAATGGAAGGTTTGGAACATTTTTATTAGGAGACCCTGATGGTAAAACAATACAAGGAAATGCTTCAACTTCGATTGCAATTAAAGGTTCTCATTCAATAGGAGCTTATGATATTACTGTAGATGGTTGTACAAACAATCAGCTTGAATTTAAAAAAGGTGATTATGTACAATTTGGTTCTAGCTCATCTGCAAAACTACACATGATAGTAGTTGATGTTACAGCAGATGCTTCAGGCAATGCTACTTTACAAATTGAGCCACCACTTAAAACTGCATTACAAGATGATGCTGTTGTAACGTATACAAACACGAAAGCAGTCATGAGGATGGATTCTAACGATTTAGGTTGGAATGCTAACAACGTATCTTTGTATGGAATCTCGTTTTCCTGCACAGAAGCCCTGTAATCGACTTTAATTTTTAGGTGATACCAAAGTACCCTAGACATTAAAAAGGAGCTAAAATGGGGTATTCTAGCTCCTCATATTCGGAGAAATATAATTAATTATAGCACAATATCCCAAAATACAGCTATTATTGAAATAAATACCACAGACTTAATTAGGTCTTTATTGTCATCATATATCTCTATTATTTTATCTTTCATGTTTGCTCCTTAGTAGTTGAAATATAAAATCGAACTTATGGGAACTAATACTCCACGAGATGTATTCTCATCTCCACCTTCTGCTTTCTTTCCCATGTTGTAATACTTTCTTGCAATCTTTTTCATGTTCTCGATTGGTACTGATAATGTGAAGCAAAGTTTTTTACCTTTATAAAACGATACGACCCAATGGTCAGCTTGTGTTGTTGTTATGCCACTATCTTTACCACGAGATTTATATTCAACAAACATATTGCCTGTCTCTTTCCAAGTGTCTTGCTCGGATTTAATTTCATGTTTGCCATCTATTAAGTCTTTAAGAACCATTCCATATTCTGTCTCACCTAGTATTCCTGTATCTAAGTCGTATCTAAAATCTGAATTATGTTTCAATTTTTGTATCCCTCTCAACTATATAATGTAATCTCTCGATTGTAGCCCAATTCAATAAATCGCATACTTTGTTTGCTTCTTTTTTAGTTTTATATTTACCACCAAAAAACCCTTCATATTTAGATGCTACTGCACCTGTTGGTTCATTAGTTATTTCAATTATCTGATAGCCCATTATCAGTCTCCACTTCTATTAATTTATTTAAATACCATTGTGCTTTCTTTAAATCTTCTAAACCATTTTTAAGTTTGTATCTGCAAATGTATTTCAATATATTGGATTCAAGATAACCCATCTTTTGGTCTAAGATAAAATCTATAACTTCAATCTTACCTTGTTTGTAATGCTTTGGATTTATGTTGTCTGTCATTCTAGTTCATGCTTAACAGATGGGAATGTCACAACCCATCTGTATTAACATCTCGTGTTTATTCTAAGCAACCCATTGCTCAGAATTCGTTTTACCTAAGTGTTGCTTGTACCAATTCAGAGTGTTGATATCTGATTCATGGTCTTTAGCTGTAATTTTAGA